AACGCCAGCTCATCATCGTCGCCCAGCTTTACGCCGTTGCGGACGATCAGCAGATCTCGGTGAAAGGTAGCGTCATTGGCCGCCAGCCAGTCATAAAAAAGGGTGCCGTTTGGCACCCTGCAACGCAGCTTAGGCGTTCCTGGAAAATTCGATATCTCAACCAGCGCCATAAGAAAAATACTCCACTTTGGTGAATGCCCGCTGAATTACCAGCAATGAATCCTCTTTCACGCTTCCGTTTTCCCCGCGCGCATGAATGGCTTTTCGGTTCAGCACCAGGCCAACATGCGCCGGTTGCGCGCCTCGGTACCCGACGAATATCCCGCCTTCGATCGGTTTATCGACCTGGCGCCAGAAGACGACGTCGCCCTGATAGCAGGTGAAGAAGTCGGCCCCGGCTTCGTAATCCGGCGTCTGATGCAACTCAATGCCGAGGACGTGACGGTAATACAGGACCACCAGCCCCCAGCAATCGACTTTCTCGAACGAGCAGGCCCGGTTAGCCCACGGTACTCCGATAACCCGCCGGATAAATTCATCTTTAGTCATGCGGATTCCTTATAGGTACTGGAGTCCAGTGTATTCGCGGGGATCGTATAATTTTCCAATATTATTATTGAGCGGGTTGGTGACGGACAGAGTGACCGATGCGGCGTCGGCATCGATATCCACCGTCTTGACGTAAAGCTGCCACGACTTTATCGGTACCGACACATCGCCGCTGTCGAAGATCTGCCGCGTTGCCGTAATAGCTGTTAGCCGAGCCGCCCCTTTCCACTGCTTCATGAGAGCTTTAATGTCAGACGACAGACGCCCTAACTTCACCGTAGCGTCGATCACCGGCGTACCGCTCTGCTGGCTCTCTTCGATTTCAAAGCGCGCTGGCGTGTACGTCTGGCCGCCGAGCGTCTTCGGGAAGAACTGCTTGTCGACAAGGCGGACATAGCCAAATGATGGATGGTAGAACGTAATGGTGTCGTACAGTCCGCGCGTCGGGCGTTGCTGCTTATACTCCCTGAAGCTCGGCATTACGGCACCCTCGGTAGTGATTCCGGATCGCGACCGTCCGGATAACCCGTGACAACGATATCCAGCCACGAATCCCACGGCGGCGGCAGTTCAACAATTATGTCGTCAAACTCGTCGTCAGAGTTGTACAGATGATTGGCGATAACGGTTCCCGTCCAGGTCACCACTCCGCCGTCGATACTGGTTTGCACCGGCATCTGCGTGAAGTGAAGCTCCTGCAATTGCAGGCCGCTACCGCCCAGATTGATATTCATCCGGAACCAGTTCAGGCCTCGGTTGAGATAGTTCGGGCTGCGTAGCCACTGCTGGAAAGCGCGCTCCTGCGCCAGAGTGAAGATCCACGTCAGCGACCAGGTCACTTTCAGGTCGTCGGTCTGATTCTCGAAGATAGCCGGGCCGACCGCTGGCTGATCGGTCTGGAACCCGGTATCGAGAGTCATGTTTTTGCTGGCCTTCTGCGCCAGCGGCAGCCAGTCGGGATAGTCGATAATTGGCATCAGCCCTGCCCTCTCGGCGTGCGTTTAACGTTCATGTTGCTGGTTATGGCGTTACTTATTGGGCCACCGTTGTTCAGGTCCGCGACTATTACATCCACAGTCACTCCGCCATTAGCATCCGTACCGGCCTGCGCATCGACCGAGGATGACGTGTAGTTCTGGATGTTGATTACCACCCCGCCACCTCCGCTGGCAGTCATCTCCTTGTTGCTGATCACCCTGCCATTATCGCCCGGTATCATGTACTGCTTACCGGTACTGGCCTGGTAAATCTCAGGCATACCGCCTTCGCCGACCTGATACATCCCTCCAGCCGATACAGGGCCGCCGTTTTTACGCTTTCCTGACAGTGCCAGGATGCCAGCCATCGCGCCAAGACCAATAGCAACAGCGCCACCGAATGAAGCCACGGAGGACATGATGGCCGCCGGAGTCCATGCGGCAGTCGAAGCAGCGGCGGCTGTGGTACTGGCAGCGGATTGCACGCCAATGCCAGCAACCTGAGCTGACGTTGTCGCTGCAATTGCAGCCTGCTGGGTTGTGGAACCCATTATGGCCGACTTAACCCACTCAGACCCCATCTGCACAAACGTATTAACAAGGCTATTTAATACAGTCCTGCCTAATGATTTAGCCGCCTCTTCGGCGTCCATACTTTTGGTGATAAGTCCAGTAAAGGCGTTAGAAGCATTCCCAGCCAGTGAGTCTACAGATGCAGCGATCGCTGCGTTCCCGGCGCTCTGATTACGGAATATCTCCCACTGCGCCGCAACACGTGCCTGCTCGTACTCCTTGTCAGCGTTAGCACGCAGCATAAGTGCGTTCTGGTGAGTAATCAGCCCCTGCTGCTCGTATGCCTGAATAAGCGCGAGTTTTCGGGCGTTTTCATTCGCCAGTTGCTGAACCGGATCAATGCCACCTACAGCATCTTGCTGTGGTGTCACCGCCTGCTGCGCGCGGATTTTTGCGAGGTTTGCCTGGTGTGTGGCCTCGAGTCTCTCAGATGTCTGATTGAACTGCTCCTGGCTTATTTTCTTAGCAGCCAGAGCGGTATTCAGATCCTGAACATCCTGCTTATAGCTTGCGTTTTCGCGCGCTTCTGGTAGGAGCTTCTCGGCTGCGGCCTGTGCTTTGAGCGCATTGGCCGTATCCCATTTTGCCGCCGCGTACTGCCCCGCCAGCGCGATCTGGTCTTTTGTGGCTCCTTTTCCGAGAGACTGCTGCGCATTCAGAATCGCCTGCTCGCGACTCAGCTTATTTGTTGAGTCAGCGGCAAGCTCCGATTGCTGCTTGAGATTAGCCAACTTCTGAGCGATAGACTCCGCCTGAGACGCTCCTTTCTTCTGTTCGGATTTGAGGGCCTTCTGCGCCTCTGTATTTTTGTAAGTGGCGGCAGCGTCATCCTCCATCTGCTTGGCATGCGGATCATCCTTCGCAAATCCGGCATCTTCGGCAGCGTATTTAGCCTGCAACCGCGCGCGGGCCTCCCCCTGGAGCTTAGAAAGTGCCAGATTACGTTCTGACTGCTTGATAAGGTTCTTCTGGCCGCTGGTTAGATTGTCTGTCTCTTGCTTGAGCGCCGCGACGTTGCCTTTGGCGATTACCGCCTCACGCGAAAGTTCTACCAACTTACCAACGAACGCTGTGAGCGCAGTTTGCCCCTTTTCAGTAGAGCTCTGCGTGTTCTGCAACTCTGTAGCCAAACGCTGTAAAGCCTCTGGCGATGGGTTTTTGGCAATATCTGAAAGCTGCTTGCTCAGCTCAAATGCTTTCTGCTCGGTGATGCCGAACTTGTCCGCTACGGCTCCAACAGTATTGCCGATGCTGTTCGCAGTAGCCTGGAACGCCTGACCTGCGCCGTATGCCTGCTTAACTGCCTCGGCATAGTTATCGGTGGTAATTTCCAGAGTAGCCAGACGGTCATTAAATCCATCTACCGATGCATAGCCGCCAGAGAACGCCGACAATGCTTTATCACCGAAAGACAGTAGAGAACTTGATGCGTCACTGATGGCTTTCGGTATTTTGTTGATCGCCTCGTTGTACTCCAGGAGCGCCTGGTTACGCATCAGCGTTGCGACCTCAGCGTTGGTCTTCGCCAGGTACGCATATTTGTCAGACAGCGCGGCCACGCCATTGATAGAGACGTTGATAACCTTGTCCATCGCTTCGGCTGCATCTTTCAGCGCATCCATGGCGTTCTTGCCGCCATTCAGCGAAGTAATCAGCACGCCAGCCAGGACCGAGCCAAGCGCGATTATAGCGCCAGCAACAGCGCCGCCTGGGCCAAATGCCCCGGCAAGTTGCGAACCCTGCTGAGAGAAAGCCACCAGCGCAGACTGCCCACCCTGCACCTGTACGATGAAGTCCTGAACCTGATAACCAGCTTGCTGCATGCTGGTCTTCCACTTACCAGTGCCCTTAGCCCCATTCTCGACACCTGTTTTCATGTCGTAGAGTCGACTGGTAAGCTCACCGATCTTCTGCTTCTCTTCATCGGTCGCTTTCGACCCGGCGCGTAATTGAGCCGCCAGCACAGCAGCACTACGCGCGCCATTCTCCTGTGCTTCGTCCAGCACAGCGAGTTGGTTACCAAGAGCCTCGATAATTGATTCAGCGCGATTAAATTCGCTGTTAGCACCACCAGTTCCGCTGCGAGCTTCTTCCATTGCACGGGCAATGCCACTCACGTTGGTGTTCAGCTTGCGCAGCTGGTTGTCCATGGAGTTGGCATATCCAGCCAGTTCTGTAAACGCGGCCCCGGTTTGTGAGGTGCTCTCGTCGAGGTTATCCATTCCCTTGCCAGATTGCTGAGCGGCTGCATCCAGCTTATCCAGAACATCAATGGCCTGTTTACCGCCCTGCAGCAGCGGCTCGACGTCGGCACTGATTTCATAAACGATGCTACCGGCGTTTTTTTCACTTGCCATAACTTTCTCCGGGCATAAAAAAACCCGCCGGAGCGGGTTGTTAAGCTAAATTATTTAAGCCTCTCTTTTACCGAATGCATATCCCAAGGCCAAAGTAAGTATTGGAGTAAATATTGACCAGACATCTTTAAGGGCGCTCACAATGTCAAATTTTTCAGGCGAATCAAGATCGAATGAAAAATGAAAAAAAACAAGCAATAAACAAATACTAAACAGCCCACCTAGATAGAAACAGTATTTTAGAGTTGTCCAAATGAATGAGTCTTTTGCGTGCTCACCAGTTCCGATCTCTTTGGCAATCGTTCCTGCAACACTAACGCCGCCTAGTCCACCTTGATGTACAGAAGGAGTTGTAGTTTCGGTATTGTTGTTGGGTATATCCGGTTGAGATGCAACAAAAGGCTCCGACATCACGCCCCCTCATAAAGAGAAAAGTTAGTAATGACAGAAATTTGATTATCACCGATTTTTCTGATTAAAGAATGCCAAGCTAAAAATAATTTCAATCCATTAGATTTTTTACCAATCTCCGCAGGGATAACAAGACCTACAGCTTCATTCATAATAGGTACAATTACCTTATGAACGAAAAAGACTTCTCCATTCCTAACGTATGCATTAACCCCCTGTTTATTAGACTCACTTTCGGGCAAAATTTCCGTTTCAATTGAAATGGATAACCCGTCATAAACAAGTTTTAGAGGCTCAGAAGCCCCCAATGGATTGATAATGTTATGAAAGCAACCTGACTCTAATAGAGTTTTCCCATTTGCACTGGCTTTTACTAACATTTTAACCTACTGATAAGCTAAATGACATTTACGATGATATTACCATCCTAAGTAGTAGACTTACTACTCTTGAGAATGTCAGGGGATCTTCTGGCCTTTTGTTTAGCTATGTAAGCATCCGCGATGCTGTCGTACTCTTCGCGAGTGAAGCCTTTCTGGTCAGGGTATTTCGCCGCCAGCAGCATCTGAAATTCGGTCATCGTTAACTGAGAGGCTTCGACGCGGTTCATGCCGAAGTGGCTGCGTGCCGAACTGATGTAATCGAAGGCCTTAAACTCATTCGTGCGCTCACCTGATTCGTGGCGCTGCAACTTTCGCACCTTGGCCTTACCGACAACGCCGTGCTGCATGAGGTGTTGCGCCAGGACGATGATGTCGTTCTTTGGCAATCTTCCCGGTCGGTAGACGACGCAGTGCCGCCACCCCTTCCACTCGCCGATCATTGGTGTCAGGTCGTCATCGCAGCACGCCTGAAGTACCAGCATGCACGTTGATAAAAGCTTCTCAGCAAAGCGATTGAATGATGGAGATAGCCATTCAGGAAAGCGTCCCAGCGTGCCAGCGCATACCTCAATCAGCTGAGCGACATCATTGCCGTGGATGGTGGCGTACGCCTGCACAATCTCTTCCGGAGTGCCGATCCTGGTCATGGCCTCGAATGAAGGTCGCAGCAGGTAATCTTTCCCGCCTTCGCGGCTGTCGCTGATAGAGAGTTCGCCAATATCGGTTAAAGCGGTCATAGGCCTTCCAGTAAACGGTCATTATCAAGGGCAGCACGCCGCCCTTTGGAATGTACGTTAGGTAACGGTAACTGTATGCACGGCCACAAAGTTGCCGTCTTCGGTGTTGATGATGATCTGCGCGCTGCCGGTGGCGACACGCGTCACGGTAACGGTGTTGCCGGAGGCGGTGGCCGTTGCTTTAGTCGCATCGGTAGTCGCTACAGTGAAATCTTTGTTGGTTGCGCCGGTTGGTGCGACGTTAACCGTGAAGGTGCTGGTACCGCCCGCCGTGCCGGTGCTGGTTGCCGGAGTTACCGTTACGCCAGTCACCGCTACAGCAGTCAGTTCGTTCACTTCGATGGT